GCGGACGCGATCGGCGACCAGACGCGGTTGCTGCTCTCGATACAGTCGGGGAAGCCGGTTCACGGTCTGCGGACGGTGGACGCGAGCGAGCCGGAGCCCGGCACGAACTAACGACCTTACATCACCCTACTCTAGAGACAGAGACTCCCTATGTGTGCCATGAGCCCCCGCCTGTTGCGGCCGACCCCTACTGGGTTTGACCCTCGCCGCATTTCTGGCCTGGAGTTGTGGCTGGACGCGGCAGACCGGGCTATGGTTTTTGATGCCGACACTGGCGGATCGCAAGTGGTTGCTGACGCAGGCGTAGGCCGCTGGGTGGACAAGAGCGGCAAAGGCCGAAACTTCACGCAAAGCGATGCTAACAATCGGCCGCTTTGGCGAGCCACAGGCCGTAACGGTCGCGGCACGCTGGAGTTTGACGGCAGCAACGACCGGTTGCTGGGAGACGCCACGCAGTACTTTACGTCGATCGCACCATTCACTTTTGTCATGGTGCATCTTGTCGCGTCGGATGCTATCGTTTTTCCAATGCTGTTCACCAGCAAAACCGACTTGACGCAGAACTTTCAGATATTTAATTCGACTAGCGGCAGTTATGCCGATTACTCTATCGGCACTAACACTGGCACCGCGAGGACGCGATACACAACTGCCGCCCGAAACGTGTGGCGATACATCTTCTTTGATTTTGTAGGGTCCAGCCCAGACGCGGCAGCCAGTTATTCTGGCAGGTCCGCTAAAGTTGGTTTAACAAGGGCTACTGCTAGCGCGTTTGCTGGAATGACCCACGCCGAAGCGCGGATTAGCGACTCCGCAAACGTATTTAAAGGGCAAATCTCTGAAGTGCTGATTTACTCCAAGGTGCTTTCTGCTTCGGAGCGCGATGCTGTCGAAAACTACGTAACGACAAAGTGGGCGTTGTGAATCAGCGGTACTTTCGCTCTGCCGCAGACACATACGAAGGCATCCGCCTTGGGCTAGATGCCCAGTGGGGTCACGGGCCGGGCACTGGCACTCGCAGTTGTTTTGAGCCTGCGGAGACTGCGCCGAAGGACCAGGATGGCAGGCTGCTGTTGGCGGTGCTGTCGGAGTTTTGCGAATACGAAGCAGTGGCGGCTGTGCTGCCGAATCTCCTGGCGAGCGGTGCGGTACAGGAGATTGACGCGGCGGCCTATCACGCGGTGGTCAACGCTGGCCCCTGACTGTCCGTATACGCACTAATGTGGCGACGGAACTAACCGGCGATTCCGGTGCGTTGGCGAAACAGGCGTAGACTCGTTTGCCCAGCGGGGTACGATGGCGGGCATGGAATGGATCAGCGTTGACGAGCGGCTGCCGGAAGATCGCCAGCGAGTGATCGCCTGCTTTCCTCCCGTTAGGTCTGGTGATCCAACGGACGTTTGCGAGGCTACGTTCAACAAGGCGCAAAGGTGGTTTGCGATGGAGCATGGTTGCTACACGGCCACCCACTGGATGCCGCTGCCCGAGCCGCCGGAGGGCCAGCCATGAATCGACGCGACTTCGTTGCCGTGCTGGCGATGTTGATTCCGCTCAAGACCATTCCGAAGCCAGAAATCATCTTTGTCTGGTACTACGATGGGCCATTCGCCACGCCTTGGAAACCTAAATGGGAGCGATGTTTGGTGCAAGGCGACAGGGTGCTTCGGCTGGAAGGCAAGGGTTATTTCGCAATGTCGCACGTTCGTCGGCATTTGTATTGGATAGAGGAGCGAAGCAACGCGAGGCTCAACGCGCCGACCGACCCTGGTTCGCATGTATGTGGTCCGAACAGGATGCCGCTCCCCGAGCCGCCTGCAAACTGACGCTAGAGGACGGAACATGAAGACGATGCTTGCCGTCGCTGACGAGTGGCTCGCCGCCGAGCGGGAAAGGCTGGCAGCGTCAGGCGAGACGGTTCACACCGGGCATCCGGCCCACATTGTCGAATGGCTGCTAGATGAGTTGCGGGCGAGAACGCTCACCGACGCGGAGCGGGAGGCGATTGAGAAGGCCATCGGGCGAGAGTTGGACGCTGAGTGGTACGGCGGGGAAGAGCCTGACCGAGTGGTGGCTCTTCGCGGGCTTCTTGGACGGACGAAGTGAGAACGCTTGCGATCAGCGGCTCGTCCGCTGCATCGCTTGGTTCGCCGACGCACCCTGGATTCTCGCCATGCCAACTGTCCGACGAGGGGCGGAACCTCTGATTTTCCCCGGAAAAGCCGGGAGAAAGATTTTTTCTGGACTGGGGCTTGCCTTCCGTCCGACGTTAGGTATACTTAGGGCATGACGCGGAACGACAACAACACGAAAGGGACGACGATGAACGCGAGCATCGAGACGATCACGGCGGCAATGCGGGGCATGGCGAACGGTCGGAGTGCTCGCGAGATTGCGAGGGCTTGCGGCGTTGAGGGGCTCAAGAACGTCGCTGCCTTCAAGCGAGTGCTGACGAAGATGACGAAGGCTGGCGTGCTGCGAGCCGAGGTTGTCAAGGCATGGCACAAGGTTGACATCCAAGGCCGCTTCGGTGGCTCGGCCGTCGGGGTTCACAAAGAGACCCGCTACACGCTCGCCAACAACTGACCAACCACACCACCACGAAAGGGAGATGACGATGAACGCAACTCACCAGCAACGGCCGGGAATCGACAGGGCGATTCGACTGAGCGATGGAACGTGGTATCGAGAGTACGCGACCTCGCTGGACGGGCGGCTGACAAAAGTTGAGTTCCGGGTGACTTGGACTCGCCCCGGTTCGTTCTGGAATCTTGAGGCTCGCATTCGGATTCCAGGCAGTGATCAGTCGATGCTGACGCGTAGCGTTTTCAGCGGCGGAAAGACGAAGGGAGGATGCTTCGCGAAGGCGTCTGCATACGCTGCACGAGGCTTTGTAAGCAACGGCGACGGGACGGTTGATGCGCGTTGAAATCGCAACGACACCATCACGAAAGGGACACCACGATGAAGACTGCAAGCCGACCGCTCTGGACAGGCAAGACCGCACGACAAGAGATCATTCAGTTTGCAACCGTGCGGTTCAGCCTGAATCGGCAGCACGGCTGGACTGTAGGCGAAGCAATAGAAGATTGCATCGACGGATGGGAAGCCCTCAACCGAGGCACCATCCGCCATGAGATGGGACGGTACGTTGCCGGATTGTCTGACACTGGATATTCAAGGCTCTGCTCAACAATCACGCGAGCCGCACGATAGGAGCACCCATGCCACGCATCACGCGAATCCATGTCAACCAGCACATCATTCGACGCAACGCGAAGACCGGCGGGCAGGAGCCGGTATTGACGGTCAAGGCGGGCGGCGGCAATACCTATGCCCACGCTGTGCAGATCCTCGGCCCGAGCACGGTGGTCTATTCGCCTTGCAAGCCGCTTTCGTGCGGGGCGAGGGTGTGGATCGAGACAACCGCCGAGGTCGTGATCGACCCGGAGGCTCAATGAACGACCGCGTAACCTTCCGCCTCGGCTCGCTCGCGGAGCCGCTGGCGGCGTACTGCAAGAAGCACGGCACCACGCCGAGCGACGCCATCCGGCTGGCGTTGTCGCGGCTCCTGCGGGTGGACGCCCCGGAGATGACGCCAGGCAACCCGGACATCGGCGAGCAGGCAGAGGCCGGGGCGGCGGCACGGTGGAAGAAACGAAGGGGCCGCAAGTAGTTGGCGAACGGCTGCATTGAGCAGCCCGAAAGGAGACGTTGATATGACACAGGACGATGCCGGGTCTGCTCCAATGCTTGGTTCTGTGGCGGACGGTTGGATTCCGGTGACGGAGCGGCTGCCGAACAGAGGCGAGTGGGTTCTGGCGTATGGGCCGCACTACTCGCATATAGTTGCTGAATGTGATCGCGGCGAATGGCGGTCGGTGTATAGGGACAGCGAAACTGGAGAGCCTTGGCTGCGTGAAGCAAGAATGGTCACCCACTGGATGCCGCTACCAGAGCCGCCGGAGGTGAAGTGATGGCATACCTAAACTATGACGATCACATCCGTGCGCAGGCTTCTCCTTGGGGCGGCGGCGTCGAAATAGGAGCGTGGCGACGATTCACTGGCGGCCCCGTTGAGGTCGCTACCCTGCAATGGGAGGCGATTGCCGACAACGCCGAGCGGCGGTCGCTGCTCACCATGCGGATGCAACAAGCCCAGGTGCTGATGGACGATCTGTGGAACGCCGGGATTCGTCCGACAGAGGGAGCCGGGTCAGCCGGTGCCATGCGTGCGGCAGAGAGTCACATTGCCGACCTGCGGCGAGTAGCGTTCAAGGCTCTTGGCATCGAATGACGCTAGAGACGGAAAGTTGCGACGTTACGAAACCTCGGCCCGTAAGAAAAACAGCATAGGATTGGTAACAGGTAACAGTTTCCAGTTTCTGAAAACAGAAAAATGACACTCCCACGCGAGCGAACATCCGCCGTCATCCGAGCCAGGGAGTTCCTGCTGCGTCTCTGTTCGCCCTACGGCGGTGGCATCAAGCGCATCCCTCGCGAGGTCAGGCAGGAGGCCCGGCGACTCCTACGCCACTACCCTGGATGGTTCGACCTGGGCCGAGCCAATGCGTTCGACGCCGCGACAGCCAGCCGCGAGGGGCTGGAGTCCGACGCGGAATGGCTGCGGTCGATTAGTGCGACCAAAACGGAAGCTACACCCGACGAGTGTAGTGTGCCGACGCAGTGGACACAGCGACCCTACTACGTCGATCCGCCCGAGGGCTGGCGATGGGGATTCCCGCGCCTCTACGACCCGGCGACCGATGGTGATATGCGAGCCTGGATGGTCGCCAACGGCTACCCGCAAAGGCTGGCCGACCAAGGGCTGGCGTGTACCTTCACCGCCATGACAGAAGATGGCGGGAAGTGACAGTTAATGACGAGCCAATCGTATGCGAAACCATACGGAAAGTGCATCATTTCTGATACGTTTGGGGAACAGTTTTTTTGCGACAAAACATGACACGGCGACCGGCGGGTGGAAAAAGACTGACGGCACTCTAGGTTCTGTATCGCGACTTGACCACGCCGCTACCCTCGCGGCATGGACATCGCCCAGCACTGCCGAACGCTATCGGAGTTCCACGGCGGCACCGACCTCGCCGAGCGGGTGCGATCTGCACTCGACATCCAACGGGAGCAACGGCTCGCTCTCGCCCAGGCGGCAGTCGAGCTCGACCGACGCGACGCCCGCATCCGCCGGCTCGAGCACGCCCTCGCGGATGACGGCGAACTCCCCGAGGAACTGCGGGATTGACGCCCACACCGCGTAGGCTGGAGAGCATCGGCCACGCATCGGGCCAACGCCCGAGCCACCCAGGAGCACGACGATGAGCGAATACAAAATCAAGCGGAAGACGCGGACGTTCACCCTCACCCTCGGCACCGCGACCTCGGCGGCGACCACGCTCCGAGCCGATGACATGGCCGGCGGTATCATCTCGGTCGGCACGATGCTGACTGCGTCTGCCACGCTCCAGTGCTGGGGTGCGGTTGCCGAAGCCGGCCCGTACCGCCGCGTCTACGGGGCCGATGGTTCCGCCGCCGACATCACGCTCGCCCCGAGCACGACCGATGGTCGCGTCTACTCCCTGCCCGATGCCGTGTTCGCCGTGCCCTACGTTCGCATCGTCAGCGGTGCCACGAACTCGACCGGCACTGTCGGCGTGGTCTCGTTCAAGTCGTGAGCCCGTGCCCACTCGCATACCAACCCACAGGCCGCCGCGTCTCCGCTCCGCCTCGGTGGCAGAGCAATCGAGGCCCAACGCGGCAGCCCGTGGGTACTGCTCTCGCTCGCATCAAGCGTGGCGGCTCGCGGTGCTCAACCGCGACGCGTGGGTATGCCGCTCATGCCACACGCTATGCAGCGACAAGCGGCAAGCACATGCCGACCATGTGAGCCCGGTCGTGCCGGGCACCGACACCTGCCGCGATGGACGCTCGCGGTATGACGTTCAAGGCGGGCAGTGTTTGTGCGCGTCATGCCACCAGCAGAAAACCAATCGCGAGATGCTGCGGAACTAGGCAGCCGAATGCACAAGGGAGGGGCGGGGGGCGACTCGATTCGGGCGTCTGAGGAAAACCAGATGTTTTACCGCCCCCACGCGTGGCTGAAAATGGAAGTTTGGAGTGCCTAACCAATGGGCAAGGGACGCAAGCCTACTCCGAAGGCAATCCTCCAGATCCGCGGCTCGCGAATCCGCGGCCCCCACGCTCGCGGCATCGACGCCCCGCTCGGCATTCCGCCGGCCCCGGCATGGCTGGCCGATGTCGCCCGCGAAGAGTGGGAGCGAATCGTGCCGATGCTTGAAGCCAGCCGCGTGATGAGCCCGCGGCATCAACAGACGCTCGCGGCCTACTGCGACTCGTTCGCCGACATGGTTCAAGCCGACGCTGAGTTGAAGGCGAACGGCACGACCATCATGGACGATAAGGGTAGGGTGAGTAATCACCCGGCATGGTTGCGCAAACGAGACGCCCGCAACCAGATGCTCAAGTTCGCGGCTGAGTTCGGGCTCACCGCCTCCGCCCTGGCGAGGGTTTCCGCCGTTGAGCAAGCGACCCCGGAAGACGAAGACGACGCCGCCATGTTCGCGTGACATCGGCCCGCGGAACGAGAAGGCCGACCTCGCGGTGAGGTTCTTTGAGGAGAACCTCACGCACGCGAAAGGCGAGCTCGGCGGGCAGGCGTTCGTGCTCGAGCCGTGGCAGCAGCGGTACGTGCGGACCCTGTTCGGCACGCTGCGAAAAGACGGGCTGCGGCAGTATCGCACGAGCCTGCTTGCGATTCCTCGCAAGAACGGCAAGAGCACCATGTGTGCGGGCATCGCCCTCAAGCTGCTTTTCGACGGCGAGCCGGGGGCGGAAATCTACTCGTGTGCCGCCGACCGCGACCAAGCCCGGCTCGTGTTTGAGATGGCGAAAGTCTGCGTGGAGCAGTCACCCAAACTCCGCACGAAACTGCGGGTTTTCCGCAACTCCATCGTGCGTGAGGACACGCATTCGTTTTACAAGGCTCTCTCCGCCGAGGCGTTCACGAAGCACGGGCTCAACGCTCATGGCGTCATCTTCGACGAGTTGCACGCTCAGCCCGACCGGGAGCTCGTCGATGTGATGCAGACCTCGATGGGTGCGAGGCGGCAGCCGATGCTCGTCTACATCACGACGGCGGGGTATGACCGCAAGAGCATCTGTTGGGAAATCTGGCGGTATGCCGAGGCGGTCGCCAGCGGTGCCATCAAGGATGAATCATTCCTGCCGGCTATCTACGCCGCGACGGCCGAGGATGATTGGAAGGAAGAGGCGACTTGGCGGAAGGCGAACCCGAATCTTGGGGTGAGCGTGAAACTCGAGTACCTCCGCAGCGAGTGTGCTCGGGCGGTTGAGATGCCGTCATACGAAAACACCTTTCGCCAACTCCATCTGAACCAGTGGACCGAGCAAGACACGCGATGGCTCCGCATGGACGCGTGGGCTCGATGCGGGCAGGCGTGCCCGGTGACGCTCCAGGGCCGTGAGTGCTGGGCGGGCCTCGACCTCGCGACCACGTTCGACACGACGGCATTCGTGCTCGTGTTCCCGCTGGAGGATGGGCGGTACTGGGTCGAGCCTCATTTCTGGATTCCCGAGGAAAACATGCGGGAGCGTGTGCGGCGTGACAAGGTGCCGTATGACGTTTGGGCTCGGCAGGGGCATCTGCATCTGACGCCGGGGAATGTGACCGACTTCGACCAAGTGCGGGCCGACATCAACACGCTCGCCAAGAAATACAACATCCGGCAGGTGGGGATCGACCGCTGGAACGCGACCCAGTTGGCGAATCAACTGCAAGGAGACGGGGTAAACGTCTTAGGCTACGGACAGGGCTATAGCTCCATGAGTGGCCCGAGCCTCGTGCTCGAATCGCTCACGGTTTCCGAGAAGCTGCTTCACGGCGGGCATCCGGTGCTCGCGTGGCAGGCTGGGAACGTGGCGGTTCAGAAAGACCACAACGGCAACATCAAGCCCTCGAAGGCGAAGAGCAACGAACGCATTGACGGCATCGTAGCCCTGGTCATGGCTCTCGGCGTTCACGCGTCGCAGGAAGTGAAAGGGCCGGCAATGGAGCCCTCCATCCTCATCCTATGATTGCCAACTCCAACCGCATTCTCTGGCTCCCCGAGAGCGACGCCCGCAACTGGGACTACGAATCCGGCGGCTGGGCATCCAGTGGCCGCAACCCGTCAGGCGTGCGGATTGACGCGGAGTCGGCTCTGCGGGCTACGGTCGTGCTCGCGTGCGTGCGGGTGCTATCGGCGTCGGTCGCCGGGCTGCCGCTGCATCTCTACCGCCGGCTCGCGGGTGGTGGCAAGGAACTCGCTCGCGATGTGCCGCTCTATCGGGTGCTGCACACGACGCCGAACGATTGGCAGACCAGCTACGAGTGGCGTGAGACGCTCATGCTGCACTTGCTCCTGCATGGCAACGCGTACTGCGAGATTCGCGGGGCAGGGGACTCGCGACAACTGATTCCGCTGCATCCCTCGCGGATGAAGGTTGACCGCCTGGAGAACGGGCGGCTCCGGTACACGTACCGCGAGGATCGCGGCTCGTCGACCGTCTACTCGCAGGATGCGGTGATGCACCTGCGGTGGCTTTCGGATGACGGGCTCAACGGCATAGTTCCGGTCGAGATTGCGGCGGATGCCATCGGGCTAGCTCGGGCTCTGGAGATTCACGGGGCGTCGTTCTTCGGGAATGGTGCCCGGCCGGGCGTGGTGCTGACCACCGACCAGATGCTATCGCCAGAGGCGGCCGAGAACACGCGGAACCAGTGGGAGCGAGCCCATCGCGGCCCGTCGCGGGCTCAACGGACGGCGGTACTCCAGGGCGGGCTAAAAATCTCTGAGGTCGGCGGCAACAACCAAGAGAGCCAGTTTCTTGAGAGCCGGCGGTTTCAGTGTGAAGAGATTTGCGGACGCATCTACGGCGTGCCGCCTCACCTTATTGGCGACCTCTCGCGTTCGTCGTTCTCGAACATCGAACAGCAAAGCCTCGACTACGTTCAGAACGGGCTGATGCCTTGGCTGCGTCGCTTCGAGTCTGCCATCTCCCGCGACCTCCTGACCGATGATGAGACGTTCGCGGAGTTCGACGTTCGCGGAGCGTTGCGTGCTGACGCCGCGGGCCGGTCGGCGTTCTACAACACGATGGCTTCGCTGGGCGTGTTCAGCGTCAACGAGATTCGCGGCTTTGAGAACTTGAACCCGGTCGATGGCGGCGACATCCGCGTAGTGCCGCTCAACATGCAGACGCTTGAGCAGGCGAACGCGGCGGCTCAACTCGCGATGGCTCCCGCGGCCCCGGTGGTTGAGGAAATCATCACGGTCGACGAGACGCCCGCGGAGCCGGCCCCCGAGGCGACGCCCGAGCCCGAGGTTGAGGAAGGCCCGCAGATTGCCGACGTTTCTCTCAACGGGGCCCAGGTTTCCAGCCTGTTGGAGATTGTGGCTCAATACAACGCCGGGCTCCTCAACGAGACCGGGGCGAAAGCCATCATCGCGGCGGCGTTCCCTGGCATCCCCCAGGCGACCATTGATGCCATCATCGCGGGCACGAACTCGACGCCGGTCGTGACACCGGATGGCGAGCCCGTGCCTGAGCCCGCGGCTCCCGCCCCCGAGCCGGTCGCGGAGGAAGCCGCCTCCCAGCGTGCCGAGCCGGGCAGCGTCACCGAGGGCGATTTCGTCTCGTGGGGCTCCGCTGGCGGTCGTGCCCGCGGACGCATCGACCATGTGATGGACTACGGCACGCTCGACATCCCCGGCACTGACTTCAAGATTGACGCGACCGAGGAAGACCCTGCCGCCCTCATCACGGTCTACGAAGAGGTGAGCGGCGGGTGGCGGGCGACCGAGACGCAGGTCGGGCACAAGGTCAGCACGCTCACGAAGATCGACCCGCTCCCCGAGCCGCCGCCGGTTGAGGAGAACGCCTACGGGAAGCCGAAGCGGAAGGGGCGGAAGCGTGGCTAGGTATGACCACATCGATTTCACGCCGCCGGCTGGCGTGCGTGACGAAGCACAGAAGGGGCTCGATTGGCGAAGCGAGTACGGCCGCGGCGGCACGGCAGTCGGCGTTGCCCGAGCACGAGACCTGAGCAACGGCACGAGCATCTCGCCCGAGACGGCGAAGCGAATGGCGAGTTACTTCGCCCGGCACGAAGTGGACAAGCAGGGCGAGGGATGGAGCCCAGGACAAGACGGCTTCCCGAGTGCGGGCCGGATTGCGTGGGCTCTTTGGGGCGGAGACCCCGGTCAAGCATGGGCAAGCAAACTCACGCGGCAGATTGACGCCGCAGACGCGGAGGGCAGAAGCATGAATATCGAACGTCGGGCTCTGGCGATTGACGAGGTCGAGTCGGCGGTGCCGCTCCTGGCGGTCGAGAGCCGCAGCGAGGATGAAGGCAACGAACGCGAATACATCGTCGGGTATGCGGCGAAGTTCGGAGTCAACTCACTCGTGCTCGGAGATTTCGTGGAGCGGATTGACCCCGGTGCCTTCGGCATCGTCAGTGAGCGACGCGGGCGGAAGAAGCCGCTCGAGACGCGAGCCCTATGGAACCACGACGCGAACTTCCCGCTCGCTCGCTATCCCGGCACGCTGCGGATGACGGTTGACGAGGTGGGGCTGCGGTATGAGTTCCCCGTGCCCGACACGACCTACGGGCGGGACATCGCGAGCAACATTAGGGCGGGCATCGTCAAGGGCTCGTCATTCTCGTTCACCGTACCGAGCGGCGGCGATTCGTGGGCGGTCGAGGACGGGCGAAGCATCCGCACGATTCAACGCATCGAATCGCTTTTGGATGTCGGCCCGGTGACGTTTCCCGCGTATCCCGATGCCGATGTGAAGGTTGCCCAGCGGAGCTACCAGCACTTCCGCGATGAACAGAAGCGACATCGTGCGGCTGCGGAATACATGGCGACGCGGGCCGCGTTCTACCGCGATTTCCTGGGGAAGCATGGCAAGTAAAGCAGGCGACCTCTGCGACAAGTGCCGCAACGGGCGGCTCGCGGTCGCGTCATCGCAACGCAGCGGCGAGTACCAGACTCGCTACCTGCGATGCAATCGGTGCGGGCACACCGATAAGCAAATCGTGCACAGCGGTGAGATTCGCCGCACGAAGTGTTTTACTCCCGCCGCATCGTAACTGCGGGGTTCTGAGGTTCGCTCCATAGGTTCGGGGTAGGCGGCGATTGGTCGCCACACCCCGCACAGGAGCTTCCCTCGTGGACAAGATCAAGCAGTTGCTCGAAGAGCTCGCCGCCGTTGTCGCTGAGATGGAGGCGATGACCGAGGACGCGCCCGAGGGCGAGGCTCCCGCTGAGCCGATGACCGAAGAGCAAGAGGCGTCGCTCCGGTCGCTTGAGACCAAGGCCGACAAGCTCCGCGAGCGGATCGAGTTCCTGACCCGCGTTCAGTCGAAGGAGCTCGAGCTCCGTGCCGTGCTGGAGCGTGGTGCCCCGGCCCGCAAGGTCGAGACCAAGCCCGAAGTCACCGAGGAGGCTCCCGCCGTGGAAAGCCGCAGCAAGATTTTCCCCGTTCAGAATCACCGGCCCCTGCGGGCGTTCCGCTCGGCGGAGACCGCCTACCGTGCCGGCATGAGCGTTCGTGCCACCCTCTTCGGCGACGATGAGGCTCGTCGGTGGTGCATGGATCACGGCGTCGAGACCCGCGCCCAGGCCGGCGGCATCAACTCGCTCGGCGGTGCCCTAACCAACCCGGAACTGTCCAGCGAAATCATCCGGCTCGTCGAAGAGTTCGGTGCCTATCAGGCGAACGCTCGCGTCGTGACGATGAACAGCGACACGCTGCTCATCGCCCGTCGCACCGGCGGTCTGTCGGCTCGGGCTATCGGTGAGAACGCCGCCCCGCTGACCAGCGATGTGTCGTTCGATAACGTGCAACTCGTCGCGAAGCTCTGGGGCGTGGATAACCGCGTGCCGGTGTCGCTCGTCGAGGATTCGGTCATTGACCTCGCCGATGCGATGGCGGTCGAGGTGGCTCAGGCTTTCGCGGAGACCTACGACCGCGTGGGCTTCACGGGGACCGGGGCAGGTACCGACCACGGAATCATCGGCGTGGCGACCGCCATCAACGACGGCACCCACAGTGCCAGCGTGGTGACGGCCGACACGGGCAACAACACGTTCGCGACGCTCGACCTGCTCGACTACACGAACGTGGTCGCCAAGCTCCCGCTCTACGCTCGGAACCGGAACGCCAAGTGGTACATCTCGCCGAGCGGCTACGGTGCCTCGATGCTGCGTCTGATGATGGCGGCTTCGGGCAACAACCAAGCCGATGTGGCTGGCGGTGCGAACCTCAGCTTTTTGGGATTCCCTGTGGTTCTCGTGCACCCCCTTGTCTCGGCTCTCACCGGCACTGGCAGCCAGATCGCCTGCCTGTTCGGCGACTTGTCGCAGGCTGTCACGATGGGCATCCGCCGCGAGGTGAGCGTGAAGACCGACGCGAGCCGATTCGTCGAGTTCGATCAGGTACTCACATTCGCGACGGCCAGGATGGCGTCCACTGCCCATGACCTGGGCTCGACCAGCGTCGCCGGCCCCATCGTGGCTCTGAAGTTCAACACCTGACCCGACCCCCTGACCTTCCTCTAGGAGACTGACCTTGAACGACCTCGAATACACAAAGACGGTGGTCGGCACGCTGTGCACCTCGCAGACCACGACGGCGACCCTGACTCTCGACACGCTGGGCTATGCCTACGCGAGCGTCGATGTCATCGTTGCCAAGAGTTCGACCGCAGGGCACACGGCTGCGAGCATCCTCAACGTGCTGACTCTGTCGCAGGGCGACAGCACGGCCGCGGGTTCCTCGGTCTACACCGTGGCGGTTCCCGCCGCGAGCGTGGCCGTCACCAACCAGCCCTCGGTGGTGCGGCTCGATGTCGACCTCCGCGGCAAGAGCCGGTACCTCAAGATCGACGCCACCCCCGCCGCCACGCTCACGACTGAAATCGTAGCCCGGCTGGGCAAGGGCGAGGTTGGTCCCGAGTCGGCTTCCGCCAAGGGTGCCCTCGCGAAGTACAGCGGCTGAGAACTTGACAGCTTCGACACAGTGGATGGCGGGTGCGGCATGAGCCGTGCCCGCCATCTCTGTTTGAGGGATCCATGATTGTCAAGGTCGGTTCGACCGATGTCGACGTTCGGATTGAGTGCGTGATGAGCGGGCCGCGGTTCGGCCCTCTCTCGAATGTCTTCGGATGGGCTCAGGCGTTGATGCCGCTCGGCATCCGCCCCACGCTCGGGCAGGGGGCTCTGTGGGGACAGGTCCTCAGTCGGTGCCTTGAGCAGTTCATCGACTCGACCGAGTTCATTCTCTGCACTGACATGGATTCCTTTTGGGACCGAAAGACGGTTGAGGAACTTGTCTCGCTCGCGATGGCTTTTCAGTGCGACGCTCTCGCGCCGCTCCAAGTGAAACGCGAAGACGGTCGCCCGATGTTCACCCTGCCCGGCACGCTCGACAATCCGCCGCCGGGCGGGCAGACAGAGTTGCCGATGTCGTGGTTCGCGGAGCCCGTGCAGGAAGTCGATAGTGCTCATTTCGGCTGCACGCTCATCTCGACGAAGGCGTTGAAGAGAACGCCGAAGCCGTGGTTCCAAGACCAGCCCAACAAGGATGGCGAGTACGGCGATGGCAGAACGGACTCTGACATCCATTTTTGGAAACAGTTCCGAGCCGGCGGCAATCGCCTCTACATCACGCCCCGCGTGAGCATCGGGCACGGCGAGTGGGTTTCGGTCTGGCCCGGTCGCGACCTGCAGAAGCCCGTATTCCAGTACGTCAACGATTACAACGCGAACGGTCGCCCGAAAACTGCATGGAGTGTGCCCCAATCGTGAAAATCAAACTTAGGCAGAACTACTCGACCTACCGCCTCGGGACGGTCGTGGATTGTGAAGACGAGACGGCCCAGCGGCTCATTCGCGACGGCATCGCCGAACGCGAGACCCAGATGGACCTCATCGAAACGGCGAGCGTTGAGCCCGGCGGCGAACGGGCGGATCTGACACCGAGGAAGCGAGGGCGGCCACCGCGTGCGATACCGCAGTCTGAAGACGTTGACGCAGCCGGCGGTTGAGCCGGTCACGCTCTCCGAGGCGAAGGCTCACTGTCGGGTCGACACCACGACCGACGATGCCTACATCGCGTCGCTCATTGAGGCGGCTCGCGAGTGGTGCGAATCGTACTGCGACGAGACGTTCGTTCACACGCGGTATCGCATGACGCTCGACTCGTTCCCTACCGAGATCGAGCTTCCCCGCCCGCCGATGGCGACCGTTGGCACGGCAACTGCGGTAGTCGTGACCTACACGCTCGAGAACCAGAGCACGGCGGTGCTTTCGACGAGCGAGTACCGGGTCGACCGCGACTCGAAGCCGGGCGTGCTGCGGACCAACTACAACGGCTCGTGGCCCTCGCACTTGCTCGACTACAACGCGGTGACTGTCACGTGGTGGGGCGGTCGTGACGCGGACGCGTCGAGCCTGCCGCAGCGGTTTAAGTCGGCGGTGCTTTGGCTCGTGGGCATGTGGTACGAGCGGCGGATGGCGGCGGATGCGGTGAATCTCAACGAGATTCCGTTCGGCGTGAAGAGCCTGCTCGATAATGCGAAGTGGGGGAGCTACCGATGAGCCATATTCGCGGGCGGATTGCCGTCGATGTGCAGTTCACCGACTCGACCACCACGAGCGGCGTGCAGTCGCTGAAGACCATCACGATGCAAGACGCGACCGAATACACGAGCGGCATGGTGGCCATCGTGACGGGGACATGCGGCACGGCCAACGTAACGGTGGCGACATCGCCTTCGACCTACCGCGACGCCAGCGGCGCGATTGTGGACTTTGACACCAACGAGGGAATCATTCGACGCTTTGCGTTTTCGGCGACCGGCTCGCTGGCGAGTTGCCAGAACCAGGCCGGCGCTCAGGCGTTTTCCTCCGGCGGCCGCGTCAGCGTGACGGACACTGGCAGTATGCAGGCAGGCGAAGAGTTTGTTATTCGTACCGAGGTCAGCGGCACCGCCTCTTACACGCTGGTGATTTACGGCACATGATTGACCCCGGCCGCCTCCGCGAACGCGTGACGGTGCAACAGGCGGCCGAGACCCGGAACGCTCTGGGCGAGACCGTGCAATCGTGGGCGACGTTCGCGGAACGATGGGCCAGCGTTGAAGGGCTCTCTAGCCGCGAGGTGCTGCTCCAGGGCCAACAGCGAACCGAGGTCTCGCACCGCGTGCGAATGCGTTACGTGGGTGGCATGACAGGCACGATGCGGATCCTGTGGCGTGGGCGGGTGCTGGAGATTGCGTCGCTCTTGGAGCACAACAACCGCAGCGAACACGAACTGCTATGCACCGAGAGGGCTGACTGATGGCAACCATCGGCATTGAGCTCTCGGTTGAGATGCAAGGGCTCCGCGAACTGGAGAGGGCTCTGGGCGAGACGCTCCGCGACAACCCGTCGAAAGCGAAGCTCCTCAGGGCGGCTCTAGAGAAGGCGGTGCTCCCGGTCGAGTTGCGGCTGCGAGAGGTGACGCCTGACGGTCCCACGGGCAACCTCAAGCGGGCGGTCGCGAGCAAGGTGGTCGAGTACGGGCTCGATGGTCGGGCGGTGGCGATTGTGGGCTACAAGCGAGCCGGGCGGGAGCCCTCGGCGAGTGCAGCCGGTGGCACGGTCCGAGCCGGCCCTGACCGGGCGTTTCACCAGTGGTGGCTTGAGAAGGGCACCCGCCCCCGGCAGGTGTCGAAGATTGCCGACAAGCCCTACACGAGATTGGGCCACACACGACGAATGAAGTCGGGCCGGGTGGTCGATGTCGTGACGCACGAGGTGAAGCGGCAGGGTGGCTACATCGCGTCGAGCTACAACCGGCTCGGGGAGTTCACAGTGCTGCGGACGCCCCGCCTCCCGCGAGGGCAGGAGGGGCAGCGGGTGCAGACCGACCCCGGCTACCCGAATGCGTATTTCAAGAAATCAAAAACGCCCATCACCATCCCGCCGATGCCGGTGGGCGGCTTTAGCGGTCGCCCGCCACTCGAGACGGCGTTCGTCCAGATGCAGCCTCGCGTAACCGAGATCCTCCAACGGGAACTGCGTCTGTCCCTAGAGGAAGCCCTCTCGGCGTTGTTCATCCGCGGAGCCGGAACCGTCCCATGAGAACCCCCGAGAAACTCCTCGCCGACCGGCTCCAGGCTGACGCCGCCGTGGCGGGCATCATCGCGGGCCGCGTCTACCCCGTCATCGCCCCCGCCTCGGCGGGCCTGCCTTTCGCCTTGTGGCGACGGGCTGCGGTGACGCGGGAGCAGACGCTCGGCGGGCCGCTGGGAATGCCCACCGTGACGCTGGCGGTCGACCTCTACGCCGAGACCTACGAGGCAGTAAGGGAACTGGCGGATGCCGTTCGGGCGTGTCTGAACGGTTTCGGGGGGGCCGTGGGAAACTCCTATACGGTGTCGCTCGTCAGCCTGCAGAACGAATCCGATGGGTTCGTGCAACTGGCTGGCGGAGACCTGCCGCCGGTCTACAGCGTAACGCAAACCTACACTCTCCTATGGGGCTCTGAATAATGTCTGCGACTCCGCATGATGGCGTCGGAACGAGTGCCGGAACGAAGCTCACGCTGTCGCTGAATGGCATCACGAGCACCTACGTCGTATCGAACATCGTCATCTCGAACACGAACCCAGGCGCGGCGGCTGACACGCAGATCGACATTGCCCACCTCGGGCAGACGACCGGAGAGCAGGCGGCCCGTCTTTCTCCTCCGCTGGTCATTCCTGCCGATGACGGAGGGTCGGGCCGTACCATTACGTTTGACTACATCGGCCGGGTTGTGATTTCGGACGGTGCCACTGGCACCTACAGAATCACGGTCGCGGGTGTGGACCTAGTCGGCGGCACCACGGCGAGCTACCACACGGTGCAGAGCTCGACGCTGACGCTGGCGACGAACGACGCTATCCGCGGCCAGGGCGTTCTCACGGTCGCCCGCTAACTCGTGACGGGAGGGCGACATGCCAATCCCGTGCCAGGGGTTTACGGTTTCGTGGGGCTCGCTGCCGCTGGCGGAAGTGCAGACGCTCGACATCAACCGCGACCGCGGTCTGCCCATTGGTCGCGTGACTACGTGGACGCCGAGCTTCGGCACCATTGAGATCGCCGGGTTCTCAACGGCGAACCTGCCCGAGTCGGAGTACGGGCAGCGGAAGCGGCTCAAGTTTGAGGGCCGCACTGCAACCAGCGGCCCGGTCATTCAGTGGTTCGACCGTGACTGCATCTTCGAGAACGCTCGCATCCAAGCCATCGCGAATGATGCCGTGCGATTTGCGTTCACTTTTAGGATTCAAGATACGGTCGGCGCACCGACGCATCCCTAGGAGTGACCACAGATGGCACTGACGGCAGACCAGATTCTCGCGGCTGATGACATGGGGCTCAAGAAAGTCGCGGTCCCCGAGTGGGGCGGCGATGTCTACATTCGCGTGATGAGCGTGGGTGAGCGTGACGAGTATGAGCGAATGTGGATTGGTCAGCGGGACAAGGGTATCGCCAACTTCCGCACGCAGTATCTAGCTCGGGTGCTGTGCGACGAGGCGGGCAAGTTGCTCTTCACCCGCGACAAGGTGGACGCCCTCGCGGCGAAGTCGGGCGCGGTGTGCGGCCGGCTGTTCGACGAGGCGATGAAGCACAACAAAATGACGGAGGCGGATGTTCAAGAGCTGGGAAAATCCTAAACGCGAGCCCGACGCGGCGATTCATCGTCGCGTTGTCTCGCGAGTTGCGGATGACGCAAGGGGAGTTGTGCCGCCGGATGACATCGGCGGAACTCTCCGAGCACATCGCCTATACGCGATGGTTCGCGGCGTTGCCTGACTCGTGGCAGCAAACGAGCCTGCTCGCTGCGGCGTTGCTGGCTCCGCACTGCGAGAAGGGCAAGCGTCCCAAGCCTTCGGATTTCAACCCGGTCGAGACGCCGCCACAACACGAGACGCAAGACTTCGCAGCACTGATGCAACTCCGCCAAGCGTTTGGGCTCGGCGACCTGGAACTGCCCGATGGCTAACATCCTTTCACTCGCCGCACGCATCAACGCGGACGCGTCGGGCTTCAAGCTCGACCCGGTTCAGAAAGCGTTGCGGGCGCTCGGCGAAGAGGCCGAGCGTGTTGCTGGCATCTTCGACAAGTTCACCGACACGAGCGAGGCGGCGGCGAAGGCTCAGCAGGACACCACTAAGGCACTTCAAGACCTCATCGCGGCTCGTAAAGCCGGAACTATCACGAAGGATGAGTTTGCAGAGCAGTTCAAAGCGGTTGAGGACGCAGCCAGAAAAGAAGCGGCGGCCTTGCAGCGTGCCGCCGAAATCACTCAGGCAAGCCTCACGCCGCTCGAGCGGTATGACCAATCGCTCGCCGAGCTCGACGCTCAACTCCAGGCGGGCCGCATCTCGCAGGAGACCTACACGCGGGCGACCGAGCGGGCTGCGAAGGGGCTGACAGACGCGGAGCGTGCGGCTCGCGGGTTCGAGGTGGCGACCGAGGCGACCGCGGACAACGCAGCGAAAACGACGCTTCAGTTCAACGAGTTGAGCGGCGTGTTCGCAGTGCTTCCCGGCCCGCTCGGCAACATCGCAGGGCGGATCTCAGGTATCGCCTCCGCCGGGGAGGGTCTGTCGCGGGTGTTTGCTGGCGGTCTGCGGCAGGGAATCACCAACGTCGCAGGCTCGTTCTCGTCTCTTTTGACGAGCACGAATATCGCATTGGGTGGCATTGCTGCCTTCGGTGCCGCAGCCGTGGCTATCACTCGCGGGCTCGTTGACTTGGAGGCTCGTGTTAAGTCGCTCGGTGCGTCGGCTGACCAGTTGGGCGTATCGTTCCAGACAATCCAAGTGCTGGAGGAAGCCGCCGCTCGTGCTGGCACTTCCATCGAGGCAGCGTCGGCTGGTATCCAGAAGTTCGCCGCTCGCATCGACGATGCACGCAGCGGAACCGGGGCAGCCGCTGAAGCATTCCGCGAGCTTGGCATCTCGCAGGAAGAGTTGGCGAACACGGCTCCGACCGAGCTCGCGGCTCGCGTTGCGGAGGAGCTTGGCAAGATTGAAGACCCCGCTCGCCGGGCTGCGTTGCAAGTTGACTTGCTCGGCAAGAGCGGCGAGGAACTGCGTCGCACCTTCTCTGAAATCCCCGGTGCCGCAGATGACCTTGAGAAGTTCGGGGCCGCCATCTCGCCGGAAGACCGAGCCCGCATCGAGGCTCTCGGCCCGGCGTTCGACGGTTTCGGCGTAGCCCTGCGCGGGCTGGGGCAAAGCGTCATCACGCCTTTCGCGGGCATTGTCGCCGGGCTGACCGAGACGCTCGGCAGCCTCATCAACGTCGTGACGGCGGTCGCCCAGGCTATTGGAGCCGTTCTCTCTCCGGTGCTTGATGGAGTCGGGGCTGCGTTCGGTCTGTTTGCCGATGGCATCAACAACACGGTCGGCTTCTTCCGGTCGTTCTTTGCCAGCACTGACGAGGCGGCGGAGAAGGTCGAGACGCTGAAGGCTGCCGCCGAGGAAGCAACTGAGTTCGATGATGCAGCCGCGAAGGCGTTTCAGAAGACGCTCGAAGGCGTGCAGCAGACCTTGAGCGATGCGGTCGATGAGTCATCGAAGTTTGGCGAAGCCGGATTCAACGCCGCCCTCCAGTACCAGAACAGCATCACCGAACTACAGCGGCAGTTCGACCAGGGCATCATCAACGAAGAGTCGTTCAAGCGGGCGGCAGAGCAAGCGAACGAAGCCTACGAGCAGCAAATCGACACCATCCGCCGAGCGACCGAAGAGACCGAGCGGAAGGCCCAGGCGGAAGCCGACGCTGTGCAGAGCATCATCGACGCCAACCTTGAGCAGATTCGCGTCGACCAGCAGTTCGGCGGCGACTCAAGCCGAGCGAAGGCTGCCGACAACCTGCTCAAGATTCAGCAAGAGCAGCTCCGCGTCGAAGAGCAGTTGCAGGCGGCCCGTGCGGCTGGCGATGCCGAAGCCATCAACGCGTTGAGCGGCCGGCTCGCGACCCTTGACCAAGTGGCGGCCCGAGAGCGGGACATCGCCAGCGGTGCCGCCAAGCAACGAGAAGAGGCTGCAAAGGCGGCAGAGGACGCGGCCAAGGAAGTCGCGAAGATTGCAGAGCAGCGTGCCAAAGACCTTGAGCGAGTGAACGAGCAGATTCTCGACAAGCAAAAAGAGTTTGCCGCTCGGCAGTTCGAGATTGAGCTTGAGCGTGCCCAGGAGCTCGCCACCGTTCGGACGGGCAGCGTCGAAATCAACGACATCCGCAGCGGCGGCATCTCGGCATTCTTCGACACGCTCACAGAAGACCCTGCGATTGCCGAGGCCAAGAAGACCAACAAGGAACTGGAGCAGATCCGCAAGGGCATCTCCGCTCTCCAAGCCGAGAAAATCGACATCCTCGGGGGGACGGGCTGACCATGAGCGTGCACAGTTGGCGAGAACTGCCGCGAGTCGCGACCCATCTCATCGGGGCATCGCCCGAGTACGAGCGTCGCTTCATCGCCACGCTCAACACGCCCGACACGAACGCCGCACTCGTGGTCAGCACGATTGGCGCGACGCACTACTCGTCGCACCCCGAGTACGCATATGCCAGGTGCTATGACCTCACCTACAACGAGGGCTACGAGGGCAATCGCTACTGGGTCGAGGTGGTCGCCAAATACAAAATCCCAGAGGCGGAGTGGGAGAAGAGCGACCTCTTGCCGTGGCTGCGGCCCGATGTCTGGAAGTTTCAGACGCAGGGCGTCGGCGTGCCCGCGTTGACCTACTACGACGGCACGACACAGAAGCCGCTCACGAACTCCGCGGGCGATTACTTCGAGGGGCTCACGGTTGACGAGGCCCAGCAGAAAATCACCATCACGAGCAACCGCCAGCAGTTCCCCTCGTCGCTCGCGGCAGCGGTCACGAACTGCATCAATGATGGCGGGTATCTCGGGTTCGCCCAGGACTGCGTCAAGGTCCAGGGCATCTCAGGCGAGCAGGCAACCGAGCAAGTGAACGGGCAGGAAGTTCGCTTCTGGAAAATCACGAGCGAACTCCTGGGGCGGCAGACGGGATGGAACCTTCTCCTGCCCGACATCGGGTTCAACTACATCGTCGGCGGTGAGAAGAAGCGTGCGGATGTGAAGGGGCCGGATTCTGAGATGGTCGCGTCAGCCAATCCCATCGCCCTCAACGGCAGCGGCGGCAAGCAGACGGGCGATACCCTTCCCGCCATCCTCACTCGTCGCGTCTACAAGCGAATCACCATGAGCAGTTACTTCGGCACGCCGCCGAGCTAGGAGCAACCATGCCAGACATTTCCTACAGCGTCAGCGTGAACGTCAACGCCGGGGCGTTGAGTTCCAACCTCATCGCGAGCAACGTCACGAGCGACTTCGCGACCACCGGCTTTCTCGCCCTCACGCTCAATGTGGGAACGGCAACGCAGGCGATTAGCACTGCGTCGGCGTCGAGCCTTGGGCTGTGCTTTGCCCGCTCGCTCAACACCGTCAGCACGCATACTGTTTCGTTCGGGCGGCTGAATGGCACGACGCTGCACGAGACGGTACGGCTCAAGGGTGGCGACGCGGCTCTCCTGCGTCTGGCCCCTGGGAGCTACGCGGCGAAGAGCTCGTCCGAAGGCGGGCGGCTCTTGCTCCAGATCCTCGAGGAGTGAGCCGTGTCGACCGCTCGCGTCGATTTCACCCGCGGTGCGGCCGAGCGGATTGCTGCGGTCGTGCGCCGCGTTGAGCAGGGCGACCGCGACGGGGCACCGCTGACGTTCGGGCGGGTCGACACGCCGCCGGGAGGCAAGGTGTTTCGCATGTGTACCTTCACGGGCACGTGGGCGATTGACACCTCGAAGACACTGACATTCCGCGGCGTCACGGCGACGCCGAATACCGTCGTGGCTTACAACCTGTTCGCGGTCATCACCACTGCCGGCACGGCGACATCGACCCCGTGTGCCATCGCGAAGGAAGGGACGGCGTGGTATCTCATTGCGGCCCGCTGCTCGTGATTGAGTTTCTCGCATCCATCGAGCCGGCATCCATACCGCTCCTGGCGGTGCTGGTTTTTTCGCTCTCGCTCTATCCGCTGGGCTTCATGCTCGGGGCATCGTGCAGCCCGTGCTGCGACATCCCCTGCGGTGAGTGTGCGACGGGCAAACTGCCCGACACGGTGACGGTGACATTCGACGGGTATCCCGATGTCGGCCCGGCGTTCCAGGCTTTGTTCGTGTCGTTTGATTCTTGTTTCGGCGGCGGGGCCACGGCGAGCCCGACCACGGCGGCCGGCGTCATCACGGGCGTGACGGTCAACAATGGCGGCAGCGGTTACGCGACGCTTGCCCGCGTTGAGCCGACCATCACTGCCGATGGCCCCGGCGGCTCGGGGGCCGACATCACCGTGACGCTCTCCGAGGAGGAGGACGAGTGCAGCCTGCCGTACTGGACTATCTCGGGGCTCACGGTGGTCGATGGCGGCAGTGGGTACACCGATGGCGACGAGATTGTATTCACGCTCGGGGTTGGCGAGACCGAGCAATCCGCCGCGCTCGCGTTGATTCAGACCTCGCGAGACGAGCCCGACCTGACGATTGAGCCGCCCGAGGACACTGGCAACGGGGCGACGTTCACCGTCTCGCTCACGGCAACAGGCTCCAACCCGCAAACGTGGTTCATTTCGGGCATCACCGTGACGGCCGGCGGCACGGGATACACGGGCGGGCAAACCGCTACGGTCGGATTAGGGTCGGGCGATGTTGAGCAATCGGCTGCGTACCTCACACTCGTCACCGGACGCGACGAACCGGAACTGACGCTCTCAGGAGAGGCGGATCTCACGGTCAACATCGCCAGTCTGGGAGGCTCGCCTGAGTCGTGGGAAATCTCCTCCATCACCGTGACAGATGGCGGGAGCGGCTACTCCGATGGGCAGTACCTCAACATTATCCTCGGCCCGGATGATGTCGAGCTTGACCCGACCACGCTGGAAATCAAGACGGTTCGCGACGAGCCCACGCTCTTCGCCCAGGCGGGCGGCGGCAGCAGCGGCTCGGGCGCAATCCTTGTCGTGACCGTCGTGCAGTCGGGCGACATTTGGGCCGTCAATTCCATCACCGTGACTAATGGCGGCAGTGGCTACACGCAGGGGGAAGCGTTCAGCATCCTGCCCTCTGCCGGGCAGACCGTTTCCCCGGCGTCAGTGACCGCGAACGTCACGGGCGGCGTCATCACATCATTCACCATCAGCGACGCGGGAGAGTATTTCCTCGACACGGGCGTGATTGACGAGGTGCAGGTTCTCTACGGCGGCTCGTACTACAAGGACACGGGCGTGATTGAGTCGGTGGACATCGACTCCGCGGGGCTGTACTACAAGTCTCTCGGCGACATCGCGAGTATCAACCTCTCTAACGGCGGTGCGTTCTACGGCGAAGACCCCGACGCCCCGCCGCTGGTCGCCGACATCACAGTAGTGCTCGACCAGATCGCCCCTAGCGATGGAGCCGGGGCGGTGCTCGCGGCGAACGTGGACGATGACCCCGATAGCCCGACGTTCGGCAAGATCACGAGCATCACGATAACCAACGGCGGCAGTGGCTACGAGGCCACGGGCTTCCCGAACACATGGTGCATGGGCGAGTACATGAACGGCAAGTCGTTCGTGCTGGCCCGCAGCAAGTTCTTTAGCAGCCTGTTCAACATCCCGAGTTACGCTTGCGAGTATCGCGCCTATCTGTGCAACCCTGTGGATCTTGGCACGTATTCCTCTGCGTCCATTTTGTTTGAGTATCGCTTTGACAAGGCGGCCAGTCCTGCTAGGTCACTTCTAACGGGGCCGAATGTCAGCCTGACTACCGACGAACAGATAGCAGACTGCTCCGGCTTTGAGCTAGAGTTTCCCGCCAACTCTGCCTATTACGCGGGTCAGGCTTCAGCCTTCAACGGCGTTACCGCCACCGTTGTCTCTGGCGGCGGCAGTGTCGCGGATGCCACGGGCTCCCCGGTAGTTCCCTCAATCGCTGGCGGCGGATCTCACGCGACCGGCGTCTGCGGCTCGTGCTGCCTTAACGAAGAAGCCACGCCGGCCGAGGTGACCATCAACCTGGAGTATCTGACTGAGAGCTCGTTCGGCAGGCCCGCAGAGGGAGACTACGTGCTGAGTCGAGGCAGTAGATTAATCAGCACCAACGCGAACACTACGCTATGGGAGTTTGGCGGCGAGTACACGTATGGGGGCAGTTCCTATCCGTTTACGCTAGAGGCTGCGATAGAGCCATGTGCGACGCTGGCTAACACTGGGCCGGGATTGCTGAATACATTCGTTGCCGCAGACTGCGACGATACGTGCTACAAGAAATGCCGGCTGCGCATTAACTTGTATGAAGGGGGTGGGGTGTTCATTCAGGGCTTTTACAATCCTGGCTGCACGTGCATTGATTTCCCCGTCTGCTCGCCCCCGGCTGGGGCGTACACGCTGGTCTCTGGGGCGTTCAACACTCCTGTCTACACCGCGACAATCTCGTGACCCGCTGCGACTACGATCCCGTCGATCTGCGGTGCCGCGTCTGCGGGCATCAAGCCCGGCGGCTCCCCACGTTTCGCGAGTGCCGCCCGCCGCCGGTCGAGGTGTGGCGGCCGTTCATGGTGGGCGACTTCGTGGAGCGATGGCTGACCCGGTGCGGCATCACGAAGGAGCGAGTCGAGCGGTGGACGCGAACCGAGGGGACGCCCGGCGGCTGCGCGTGTGAGGCTCGCCAGCGGTGGCTCAATGAATGGGGCACTCGCGTTCAGATGCGAGCGAGGCGGTTCGCCCAACGGTACGCGAAAGCCGTGTTCGGTTGACAGTCCCGCGACACTGACGGGCGAAAGGGATGCCCGTGGCGGAAGACCATCACATCACGATAGATGGCAAGCGTTGGCTCCTGCGTTTCACCCGGCTCAAGGGTGACGCGGTGGGGTGGACGTTCTTTGACAACGCGAACTCCCCACGCATCTTGATTGATGACCGGCTGCGCGGCGGGCAGAAACTCGAGACTGTGCTCCACGAGATCGCCCACGCCGTGCTGGGGCCGAGCATCTCGGAGGAGAGCATCACCGAACTCGCGAGGGTGCAGCGGCGAGCGTTGGCGATGCTTAACGTGAGGGAGATGCCGCGTGATTAGCCTGCGTGATGCCATTGCAGAATCCGCCAAGCCGAGCAAGCGGTCGCCTACATGGCTCGACCGCCTGGAGCCAGACATCCGCGAGGAGTTGCTCGACATCCGCCGCGAGTGGCGTGCTGGCACGCTCCAGGCGTCGGGTCGCGGGCTCGCTGCCGCCATCGTCGAGAACTGCCGCGAGCGTGGCATCCCGGTCTGCACGGCGTCAGGAGTGCGTGAATGGCTGGCAAGGCAGGACTGAAAGCCGCGGTCGCCGCGAGCCTCCCGGCCCCGGCACCGACCGCGACCTCTGAGCAGGTGACGCAGCGACGCGAGGGCGACACGCTCGAAGCCCGCTCCACCAGCCGCCGCATCAAGACGGTCGAGGACTTGCTCGCCCACATCGAAGCGGACATGACGCGGTTCGAGGTTGCCGCATCCGAAGCGACCAAGTGGGAGGTCGGCACCAGCGACGGCGACGGCGGCACGACCGTCACCGAACTGCATCGCGTGTTCGTGCGGCTGCGACCGAAATCCGGGCCGAGCATCACCGATGCGGTCGCCGCGATGATTGAGGCGGCGAAGGGGGAGATACGCAAGCCCAAGACAAAGGGACACGGCAAGCCGAAGCCGGGGCTCTGGCAGGTGCTCGTGGTCTCCGATACCCATTTTGGGAACTACTCATGGCACGGAACTACGGGGGCGGATTGGGATTTGAACATCGCCGAACGAGTGGTCGGCGACGCAGCCGGCGAGCTCCTGGCGGTGGGCGATACTCACAAGCCCGCCCGCCGCACGATTGCCTTCCTGGGCGACCTATTCCACTATGACACCCCAGCGGGCACGACCACGAGCGGCACCCCGCTCGAGCGGGATGGACGGCTGCAGAAGATGCTGCAAGTCGGCACCGAGACGCTGCTCCGCATCATCGAACAATCCGCCGAGACCGTGCCGACCGATGTCGTGCTCGTGCATGGCAATCACGACGAGTCGCTCTCGTGGCTGTTTCACCGCCTGCTGATTGAGCGGTTTAAGAACGATGGGCGTGTGCGAATCGAAGACCGCTACACGGGGCGAAAGTATCTGAGCCACGGGCGGAACCTCCTGGGCTTCGCCCACGGGCATCGGGCCAAAAAAAAGCTCCCGCAACTCATGGCGATTGAGGCGGCGAGCGAATGGGCTCAGTGTCCCTATCGCGAGTACCACACCGGGCATTACCACTCGACCGCGGCGGAGTGGTCGCGTCCCATCGAGACGCTTGATGGCGTCATCGTGCGAACGGCTCCCTCGCTCTGTGCCTCGGATGATTGGCACCACGCCCTCGGGTTCCTCAACGCTAGACAGGCAATGGAGACTCACCTCTACGCGTTCGACGGTGGGTTGACCGCGACGCATGTAGCAGGGCCACGAAAGGGAAAGCAATGACCTTGACACTTGAAGATTCGAGCCAGGTTATCCGAGCCGCGGTTCGCGAGAGGATGGAGAACACGGACCCGAGCGATGACAAGTTGGTGGGCTACGTGCCGCCGCCGCTCGCCGGATGCAAGCCGGCCGAGGAGTGTGCCGCCGGGGTGCTGGCCCAGGCGTGGGGCGAGTCGTGCTGCGAGGGGCAGCGGCAGAGGGGCGACTCGCTACTCCGAGACCTCTACCCCGACCTCGCAGCCGGTGACGTTCACCCGACCTCGCGGGCGTTCTACGAACTCTGCGACCAGTTGAAAGAGACGCACCGACTTAAGAGCTCTGATTACGGGAGTGCCGACGATCCGCTCGCCAACATCCGCAACGGTGCGAAGTTCGTCGGCATCGAGCCGTGGCGGGCCGCGATGGTGCGGCTGAGCGACAAGGTCACGCGGCTGGAGACCTACTGCCGCACTGGCTCGCTCACGTTCGAGGGCGTCGAGGACACGCTCGTTGACCTCGCGAGCTACGCGTTGCTGACGCTCCTAACTCACAGGGAGGCGAACCGTGAACCATGAGCCCCTCACTGACGCGTACCTCGCGGAGTGCGAGCAACGGGCTCGGCAGTTCAGCGGGGCGTACACGGGCACGAGCGGCACGCTCGCGGCGGATGTGATGCGGTTGCTGTTCGAGGTGCGGCGGCTGCGTCAGGAACTCGCGGTCGCGGTCGGCATCCTCGCGGATCTGAAATCGATGGCGTTCGGCGAGCCATCGCCGGGCGATGACGAGGACGATTGAGCCGGGCGGCGGGTTGAGCGGCGGCCGGGTCTCCTTTCCCCGAGCCGCTGCTCCCCGCCTGCCTCTCAAGTGGCTCAGCCTGCGGGCGAGCCCGCCCGCCCCGGTGGAGAC